GCGCAAGCGGTAGCTTTAGAAGCGTGGTAAATGCAAGTGGAAATTTAGCTGATTCAATTGATTATGTGGTGACCGGTTCAAGATTAACCATAAGAGGAAATGACTATATTTATTATTTAGAAAACGGTAGAAAACCCGGTAAAAGACCACCAAAAGATGTAATAAGAAAATGGATTGATGATAAGGGCATAGTTCCACGTGATAATATTAGTAAAGATAGTTTAGCTTATCTAATAGCTAGAAAGATGGGCGAAGAAGGTTCGACAATTTACAAAGCAGGCGGTTCTGATTTAGTAAGTGGAATATTTAATGACCAATTTGTTGACAGCTTGCAATCTGAATTTATGAATTTATTAACAGTGGAGATTGAAAGCGAGATTTTAAAATTAGTTGCATAATGAGTAAAGTATATACACTAAAAGAAAGACCAGCTAATTGGAGCAGTGCACATGATTCGATTCGTTATGTATTTGATTTGCCTACCGAAAATATCATATTCGTTGGTGATACCGATGGTTATGCAGGGATTTTATTAGCAGGTCACTTTATGGGAACTTCAAATGTATTAAGTGCAGGTGATTTGATTTATATCGACACAGCTCCTTATATTGGAGTTCACGTGGTTAAGGAAGTAGATATAACTGGATTGCCATTTTACATTTTAGAAACAAAATATATAAGTACAATTACTTTAACTGGAAAAGCAAAATTTGCAACGACGCAAGAGTGGTTTTTATACACTGGCTTGACCACAGCTGAAAAGTTTGATGGTAGAGAATACGATTATAAACTTAGTGGAGTTCTTAATATGGTTTGCGGAGTTGATGGATTTATGACAATTGACGTTGCTAAGTTTGTAGCATCAAGTTTTGATTTACCAACTCCAGAAAATACTTCAATCCAACAGGACTTAGTTACTACCTATAATTTAATAAACGCTTATAGACTATGCAGACCTACAGCTTATGATTTTATTGGATATGCTTTAAATAGTGCCATAACAAGTGAAGAATTAAACTCTAAATACATAGGTCAGTATAAAGCTTTAAAAGAGGTTGATAACGTTATATACTCAAATGCTATGAATTTTGCAAGCATCTTTACTCCATTTAATGAATTAAAAACTTATTATCTGAAACCAATTGTGGACACTTCACTTGATAGCGATTCTTTCAAATCCGACTTTATAAATATAAATAAATAATCATGTCAGTATTAACAAAAACCGCCCTTAAATCAGCAATAACATCGGCATTCGCCACCAGTGTAGTCAATACCGATGTAATCACTCAACTCCATAATGTAGTGGATAGCTATGAAGATTTTATTGCTAGCCTAACTCAATCACAGGTGAATGCTTTAACTCCTATTGTTAGTCAAATTGTATTTAATACCGACTTAGGTCAGCTTCAATATTACGATGGATCACAATGGCAATCGTTAGCAAGCACAAGCGATGCAATAATGAGCGTAACTAGAACCCTTACAAGTGCTGAAATATTAGATTTGTTTACAACTTCAATTGAATTAATACCGAGCCAAGGACTTAATAGAGTAATAGTTCCCATTCAACTTATATATCAATATACGTTTGTGGATGAAGAATATGATACCGATGGCAATGACATTGAAATAAAATTAGGGGAGGCAGTAATAACTACTATTGCAGATACAGTTTTAGAAAGTGCATCTGATTTAATCGGCACATCAGCAATTGGAGCGGTGACACTAATAGACAATCAAGAATTAATTATTAAGAATAGTACAGCCAATCCAGTGGATGGAGATGGAACTTTAACGGTAACAATTTATTATAGAGTAATTTCAATTTAATGCCAATTACACACCTTAATAATGCACCTGTGATACTCGATATAGAGTACGCATGGGATTTGCCACAAGGATTAGCGATAGTGTACGCAATCCCTATTAATTACGGATTTGGTAAGGTGTTAACTGATAATGGGACTTTGACCGATGTAAATACTTATGGTCCTTTACCGAGCGGTGTAATTCTACAAACTGATATAACTGGAAGCGTAGTTAATGTTTTAGTTTCTCTTTTTTGCCCACTTGGATTTTATGTAATTAGCCTATTAGACGCAGACAATAATGAATACTTAATTAGACTTAGGGTTTCTGAATTTTCATTTTTCGGGTCAGATGAATATTATCCACAGGCGGAGATAGTCAATAATTGTGGTACGAACTTTAAAGGTATTAACATTGTTTGGCTAACTAAACAAGGCGGATGGGATAACTTTTACTTCACTGGCAAAAGATACATTTACGATACAGAAAGCGAATCCAACAAAACATTTATTGATTCAAATCGGATTCAAAGGAAGTTTGAGAACGGAACTACTTACAAAGGGGTGACAGTTAGCACTGGAGTTATTGACTTAAATCAAAACAAAAAACTAGAGTCTTTAATGACCGCAATACAGGCGTTTTATTATGATGAGGATATTCCGTTCTATTATGGATGGAACGCACGATTTACGCCTATTATATTTGATTCTAATGACCTTATAGTATTAGATTCTAATGAAAGGAATTTAACTAGGCTATTTAGGTTTAGAATTGCTCAAAGCGTAAACATTCAAATTCAGTAATGGGGGCGGAACTTTACATAACAGGGAAAAAAGTCGATTTGTATGGCAATGAGGAAATAGTTGGTGAATATTCAATTGTTGAGCTTAGTAATATTAGTAAAAGAGCAGGGCTCAAAACAATAAACTTTAAACTGCCACCAACGGCAAACAATAATGATATTTTTGAAAGTATATATGAACTTAGTTCAAAAAGCAATTATGGAAGGTTAAGGTTAGAAGCTAAGTTATTATGTGAAGGGATAGATATGGATATAACATTTGCAATATTGCAATCCGTAGATGGTGACTATAACGTAAGATTATACGGTAGTAATGTAGACATTTATACATTATTAAAAGAAAGAATGCTAAACCAGTTAAATTATACTCAGTATGATGGATTTTACAACGCAGATAGAATAGCTTTTTTAAATATATCAAATACTGATATTCGATTCCCAATTGTAGATTTTAATGAAGACAGCCCTAATGCATATATAGACAATTCCTCAAATGAAATATCTGTTGAAGTTATGCTACCATCTTTTAAAGTAGACACATTGTTAACAAAAATATTTGCAGAGTTAGGATTTACTTTTGAAAATAAAATTATTGAAGTACCTGACTTAATTATATGCCCAGAAAATAGAAAAGAAAGAGATTTTAATTATGAAAAATATATAGCTAAATTTTATTCTGATATAGGACCATTCCCTAATGGTTTTCCACTTACATTTACATTTGACCCTTTTGACAGGGTTTATAATAGCTCATTTATAGTTCCATATGATAGGCAGTATTGGGTTGATGATACTATGGTAATAAGACCAAGAACAATAAAAGGAAATCCATCGCCTTATAACAATCCTAATTTTTGTTTTGCAGATGAGGTTAGAATAAAATATAGATTAAGATTTAGAATAGATACGGGAGGCAGTGTTAATTCAGCAAATTGTAGAATACATTTCAAAAGTACAAGCTCGGAAAATATTTACACTCGTTTAGCTCCATCAATTGCAGCCGATTACGTTATTGAAGATGAAATGATAATTAGACAAAATGATGATGGTGATGTTGGTTTAAGTATTATGTTTTCAACATTCCCAATCACTAATCCAACTGTAGTGGCATTGCATAATGAGCCACAATATACAGATTTTGAAATATTAGAGTGCGAAGTGTTGCAACCTTTAGACATTAGAACAAAAGAGCAATCTAGGAATCAAAATGGTTTTAGATATTTTTCAATGGCAAAGATGTTACCAGATATGACACAGGCTGATTTTGTGAAAAATTATCTATTGCTATTTGGCGGAATTATTGAAGTTAAAAACAAGCATGTGACATTTGAAAAATATGCTGATTCAATAAATGATTTTCCTAATGGATTAGATTGGAGTGGCAAAATAGATTTTTCTAATAAGAAAAAACTTACATTTGATTTAGGATATGCAAAGTTAAACAGCTTTAAATATAAAGAGCAAAGCGGACTCCCAAAAGTTATTGATTCAGATTATATCTTTGAAATTCCTGGCGATGATTTAACACCATCTAAGGACTTAATAGAATTAGATTTTGGAGCTAGCACAAATGTTCAAAGGTTAACTTTAGATTTTCCTCTTAATAGAATAGAACTTTATGAAGATGCACAAATTACAAAATCAGTAGCTCCAAGAATATTGATATATGTAGAAAAAAATATTGAAGTTGTATTTAAAAATGCTTCTGATATTTCTTCTGGCAGTACTGTAGCTTGGGATGTTAATGTGCCTTTTACTAGGTTTATAGACATAAATGAAATTGATAATTTAGGGTTTGGAAATAATATTTATAAAAAATACCATAGCTATATTGAATTTATAATAAGAAATTCGAGGGCTGTGGAGTGTTTAATTAGATTAACTCCATCCGATTTGGTAAACAGAAAATTTGCAAAACCAATTTTTATTAAAGAGTTCGATGGATGGTATTTCCCAAATAAAATAAAATTCAATTACACGAACAACGAATCCGCAATTGTTGAGCTTATAAAATTAATATAATGGCACAAGCAGAAATATTCACCATAAACGTACAGCCGATAGTTGACCAAATGAAAGTTTTGGGCGTGGCTATTGGTCAAACAAAAGATCAGTTGGCGTTGCTAACAGATGAAGAAAAAAAGACTACCGATGAAGGTATTAGATTAAGTACTCAATTAAAAGCACAGCAAAAAGAGTATAATAGTTTAAGTACGGTTGTGACTAACCAAAAAAGCGCAGTTAATGAGCTTAGCAAAGCAACTAAGTCCAATACCGATTTAATGGATTTAGAAAGTAATTCAATAGCCACAAATCGAAAACTTTACAATGCTCTCTATGGTGAAATAGTAAACACAACCGCTGCAACGGAAGCCGAAAAAAAAGCACTTAATCAAAAAATTGAAACGGCAAAGCAAGTAAATGATGTTTTAAAAAATCAAGAAAAAGCATTAGGAGACACAAGGCGAAACGTTGGTAATTATGCTGAAAGCATTAAAGGGGCTTTTGGTGAGCTACTTAAAACAAGCCCAGCATTAGGCACAATGACACAAGGCTTAAAAGGTGCTAAAGCTGGATTTGTTAGCGCAGGCGGAGGCGTTAAAGGCTTTGCAATGGCATTAGCTACTACTGGACTCCCTATTATTATTATGGGTGTGCAAGCCTTGATAAATGTATTTAAAGACTTTAAACCTGTGGCGGATGGAATAGAAGACGTGGTTAATGGCATTAGTAATGCTTTCAAAGGATTGGTTAGTGGAGGTAGTATGAGTGGAGCTATAAAAGCAGGTCAAGAGCTAACCGATGTAATGAGGGATTTAGAAGATACAGCTGAGGCGTTTTCAATATCACAAGAAAGAGCAAATAGGCAAATTAAACTTTTACAAATAGTTGCAACGGATAGAACAAAAAGCGAAGAGGAAAAAATAAAGGCATTGAGGGATTCTGAAAAAATACAAGAGGATATATTTAAGAAAGAAGTTGCAAGGACAGATTCGGAATTAAAAGTAATGAAAAACGCACTTAAAGAAACTTATGGTATAAATGATGAACAATTAAGAATACTTGCTACAACAGACGATGCAAATGATAAAACCCTAATTAAAACTAGAGCGATAGCCGAAAAAAAGCAACGAATAAACGAAAAAGAATTAAAAGACTACCAAGCTAAATTATTAGAACGTGAAAAACAAGAAACTGAAAACTTAGTATTTCTCGAAAGAAATGTAAAATTAAATAATAAAATAGTTGAAAAAGCGGAGGCTGAAGCTGAAAAAGCACAAGCAAAAAGAGAGGCGGATGCTGAAAAAAGAAGACAAAAGAAAGAAGCGGATGACGCAAAGGCATTAGCCGATAAAAAGGCATATGACTCTCAAATACTAGCTTTAGAAGATGAATTTCAAAAGAGTGAAAGAGATAGATTGGAAGATAGTTTTCAAAAGAAACAAGATTTAGTAAAGGGAAATACTGAAGCTGAAATCGCTTTAAGATTATTAATAGGTCAACAACAAATTCAAGCCTTGAAAAAGTTTGATGAAGAAAGGGCAAAGCAAGTTGAGGATGCTAGGAAAAAAGTAAATGACCAACAAATAGCAATTGATGCAGAAACTTTCAATAAACAAGTTGCACTAAATGATAAGCTACTAAAAAACGATTTAGATTTAGTTGATTTGTCAGTTGATAGCGAAGAAAACAAAAATAAACGAAAACAAGAAATTCAAATAAAATACCTTGAAGAACAACTTGCTTTAACACGTGCTTTTTTTGGCGCTGATGGAGTTATAACTAAAGAAGAAGAAGCTGGCATAAAAGCTATTGAGAATGCTTTAGCTAAACTTAGAAAAGAAGCAAGCACACCAACAGACAAAACAGTTGCAGAGGCTTTAGGGGTAGATCCAGATTCATTAGAAGGAGCTAAAAAAGGATTAGAACAATTTGGTCAAGTTGCATCTCAAATAGGGTCGGCAATTAATAGTATTTATGAATTAAGATTGCAAACAATAGAAAATCAAAAAAACTCCGAGATAGATGCTGTGAATGCCTCCGCCCTTAATGAAGAACAAAAGAAAGCTAAAATAGCAGAGCTGAATAAGAAATATGCAATGGAGCAGTATAAGATTCAGAAAGAGCAATTTGAAGTCAATAAAGCCGTTCAAATAGTGCAGGCTATTATAGGTGGTGCTTTAGGAGTTATAAATGCAATATCACAACTTGGACCTATTGCTGGTGCTATTGCAGCGATTGCAGTTGCTGCTACAACAGCGGCTCAAATTGGAATTATATCTAGTCAAAAACCACCACCGCCACCAAAGTTCGCAAAGGGTGTTATTGGTTTACGAGGTCCTGGAACTTCAACAAGCGACAATATAGATGCTAAGTTATCAAGAGGTGAAAGTGTAATGACTGCGAAGGCTACCGAGGCATTTTCAGACCAATTAGCTATGATGGAGTTAGCAGTTGGCAATAAACCAAACTATCAATTTGGGAAGGGTAGATTTGCCACAGGGTTTATACCTACAACAGATGGCGGATTTAGTGCAAGGCAAACTGCTCAAAGCTCTTTGAATAGCGTTGCAATGGCTGAAACTGTTATTAGTGCAGTTAGATCAATACCACCGCCAGTACTTGAATATTCAGAATTTACAAGATTTACGAATGGAGTTAATAAGTCGGTTCAAGTTAGTGAGCTTTAGGATTAATCTTCACTTTTCAACTTCTCAATAATAGCCTCCCGAATAAACTTTGATTTGTCAGTACCTTTAATCTTTACCATAGCTTCAAGTTGGTGAGTCCAATATTTATTTAAAACAGTGCGCTCCTGTTTATATAGCTTTTCTTTTTCATTTTTTTTTGGTGCGCCTTTATCTCCCATAGTTGTGTAAAGATTTAATTATTGAATAAGACGCTACGATTACAAAGTACTTACCAACAGCTGACCAATCAGAAAGTTTTAAACTCCATTCAATTAGCGATGTACAAAAGTACAAAACAATAACAACTGCAAGCATCACAGCCACGTTTATTGATAGGTTTATAAATTCTCGTTTACTTATTTGAAATCTTTTTTTAGCCATAATTAATAATTGTTTTTAGCCATGAAAAATAATAATTGTAAATATATATAGATTTTTGCACTAGAGATGAAAAAAGAAATTCACATAAGCGGAGAGATTGGTTATAACTACACCTTAGAAACTTTGAATGGGGCTTTAAACGCTTTGGATTCAGAAGTTGTTGAATTGGATATTTATATCAATAGTGGCGGTGGGTCTGTTACGGAAGGGTTTGCGATATATGATAAGTTAATGACTCTGCCATATACAGTTAATACAATCGTAAATGGGATGTGTGGTTCAATAGCTACTGTAATATTTCAGGCTGGGAAAAAAGGGAAAAGGAGGATGTACAAAAATGCAGAGTTTTTTGTTCATAATCCCTTTTGGATGCCAAATTATCCAGAAGCTATGGAGGCTAAGGATTTGGAGGCATTAGCACAAGATTTAAAAAATGCTGAAAACAAAATAAAAAACTTTTATTCTGAAATCACTAGCAAATCAATTGAAGAGCTTACACCAATATTAGATAGGCAGACTACACTAACGGCAAATGAAGCGATAGAATGGGGCTTTGTTGATGAAATAGTAGGCAAAGAAATTGAAGCCTACACTCGCTACAGATTAGTAGCATACTTTGATAAAAAAACAATAAACAATAAAATGGAAAATCAAAAATTAGAAACCGAATTGACTGGTATCAATAAAATACTAGCTCAAATTAAAAGCCGTTTGTTCAAAAACAAAACTGCTGAATTACAAGATGGCACAGTAATATACTTTGCTGAAGATGAAGTTAGCGAAGGAGTTGTACTCTACTTAGATGAGGCAATGGTTGAGAAAGTGCCAGATGCTGAACACATATTATCAGACGGCTCTATTGCTGTTACTGTTGATGGTGTAATTACTGAAATTAAAGCAGTTGAAGATACTACCGAAGTTGATGCTTTGAAAGCTGAAGTTGAGGCATTAAAATCTCAATTAGCAGACAAAGATGCTTTAGTTGCAAAACAAGAAACAATCTTAAATGAAACTAAAACTAATGTAGAAGTTTTGGCATCAAAAGTAAAAGCATTTGAAAACATGGTAGTGACTGGGAAAAATACAAAAGTAACAGGAACCCAAGCAAACCACAACTCAAACGTAGAAGCTCCAAAAGATGCAATGTCAGCACTAAAAGCATTTAGAGATAAAAAGTAAAATAAATAATTAAAAAATAAAATTTAAAAAAAAAGAAAAATGGGAAATATAATCACCACAATGCCAACTAACAACTCACTTGCTTATGAAGTAATGTTCGAGCCGTTAATTGAAGAAATCAAAGTAAACGCCTTGCCTTTCAACTATTATGTTGGAAAAATAGGCAGAGATATTTATCTCAAATCACCAGCCGTATATGAGCCAACGCTAAAAACAACTTGCGGATGGACTTATGCAACTGGGAACGGATTCGTAAAGAAAAACCTAAACCCTGCAGAACTTGACTTTTCACTTTCACAATGTTATTCAGTTTTGTTGAAATCTATTTATGGAGATGCTTTACCAAATGGAGCTAAAAAAGGTGACTTGACTCAAGTGCCAGAAGTTTTGGATTTCATAACTAGAGAGCAATTGAACAACGCTAACACTCAAATGTTGACTGCTTTGTTTATGTCTGATAAAACTTCAACAACAACTTGGTTAAGTGGAATTGATGGAGTGTTTGCAAAACTTTCTGCAGGTGTAGCTAATGTAGACGGAACAGTAGATGCTGGTTCTATTACGAGCACAGACCTATTGCCAGCTAATATCGAAGATACTATGAATACAATTTATCAGGCGCAAAGTGAATTATTGTTTAGACAACCTGATTCTGCAAAAGCATTTATTGTAACAGCTTCAATAGCTAGAGCTTGGAGACGTTACTTGCAAATCGGAACTGGTTTACAAAACGGTACGCCTGATAGAGCTTCAATTTTAAATGGAGTTTCTGATTTGTCTTATAATGGCATACCAATTATAGAACTTTCATTACTTGATAGCGCAATAGCAACTTATGATTCAACTGGTTCGCCAGCTTCAACAGTAAATCCACATAGAGCAATCTTGACAATACCATCTAACCATGCTGTTGTTTTGGATGGAGAAGGGTTTATGGAAATTGACCCTAGATATGATCCAGATGCAGATTTGTTGAAATCTAATTTATCAGCAATGATAGATTACACTTATGCTTTTGGTGACTTGAACGTAATTGCAGGATTCTAAACATTTATGGTTAGGGGGGTGGCGACACCCCTTTTTCTAAACAATAAAAAATAAAAAACAATGAGCGCAGAAAATTGCATCCCAACCCTGAGAAGTATAGGGTTATCCTGTGAGGCGAAAAATGCCACAGCAGGTGTCAATAAAAGACTTTGGTTAACTACACTAAGTAGAATTGATAGCACTACTAAAGATTCAAATGGTTATGTTAATACACTTGTATTAGGTGAAGATTCTTCATCACAAGATTATAAGCTAATCACAATAACTGGAAAAGCATACACTCACAATGGAGCTTTTGAAGGCGTATTTGGTGATAATGTAAACCTTATCAAACACAATGCAACCGTTAAAATGTTTTGTGATACACCTGAAAAAAGAGATTTAGTTAAAAATCTACTTAATGAAGACGATGTAGTTGTAATTTATGAAACGGAAGCTGGGAATGTTGAAATTTATGGACTCGAAAAAGGTCTTGAAATGTCGGCATTAAGTGGAAGTACAGGAACTGCACTACAAGATGACTTCGGTATCACAGCTACATTCAGCGGTGACCAATCATCTTTGCCAGATATGATGCTAGTTGGTGGCTCTTTAACGGCAACAATTGCATACTTAGACGTTATCACAGAATAAATGTGAATAAATACTTGAAAGAGCCTACCATTAATTTGGTGG